ACTTAAAGGAGCGCGCGAAGCAATCCTTAATGGAATTGGCATTAATGTGATTGATGGTTCTATTCAAGATCCAGAATCATATCGCGATGTCATGGCTGAAGCTGATGTTGTACTTCACCTTGCAGCATATGCAAATCCTAGGCATGCCATGGATGAGCCTCAGCTTTATATTGACACGAATATCACTGGTACGCAACGTCTTCTAGAAATTGCAGAGCAGCATGATATTCCTGTTGTATACGCATCAAGCTCGTGTGTAATGCATGGACAAGAACTTCCATGGAATGAGCATGACGCTAACGGCCATCAGAATAATCCATATGGATGGTCTAAGTATGTCAACGAATGTCAATTCAAATACAGTAAGTTGTCTAAATCAACTGGCCTTCGCTTCTTTACTGTCTATGGTCCTTATGGACGACCAGACATGGCACTGTTTAAATTTACAGATGCAATTGTAAAAGGTGAAAAGCTTACGCTGTATAATTATGGAAACATGATTCGTGACTTTACGTATGTAGAAGATATTGTACAAGGCATCACTTTGGTTGTAGATCAAATTCTTGATCCGGAACATGATGGTCATGAGCTTTACAATATTGGATATGGTGAACAAGTTAATCTCATGGATTTTGTTGAAGCAATTGAAAATGAGCTTGGTCGTAAAGGTGAGTATGATCTGGTACCAGCACATCCAGCTGACGTACCGGCAACTTGGTCTGACACTAGTAAACTTCAAAAGCTTGGATACAAACCTACTACACCAATCACTGAAGGTGTAAAGCATTTTGTATCTTGGTACAAGGAGTACTACAATGTCAATTAAAAAGATTGCTATCATTGGACACGGCTATGTAGGTAAAGCTGTCGATCACGGCTTTTCCACATCTCATGTTGAAAAGTTTTTAGTTGATCCAATTTATGGTTCGACCATTGGTGATCTTAAACTTAAAACTCGTTTGGACGCAGCATTTGTTTGCGTCCCGACACCGTTTGGTGATGATGGAAGTATCGATGCTTCGATTGTAAAAGAAGTTGTGACCGAGCTTCAATACTTCAATTGTCCTATTATTATCAAGTCGACTGTGACTCCGGATATTGTAAGCGAACTTTACAATGAAGACTCAAATGTCGTATACAATCCAGAGTTTCTAACCGAAGCAAATGCTCTTGATGATTTTATCAATCCTCCTATGCATATCTTTGGAGGTAATATTATGATCACACGTAGAGTTCAAGAGCTTTACGAAAATCATAGCCAGTGTCGTCCTTGTCCTGTCAGGCATATGACTCCTGCTGAAGCTAGCTTTGTTAAGTACGGAATCAATAGCTTCCTAGCTACAAAAGTTCTTTGGTTTAACCAATTTAAGGATGTAGTTGATCAGCACGGTTCGAAATACAATGTGGTTGTAAATGCCATGAGTATGGATCCACGTATTTCCACTTCGCATATGCAGGTGCCAGGACCTGATGGTAAAAAGGGATTCGGTGGAGCATGCTTCCCGAAAGACACTAATGCCTTCTCTACTTTCTCTCAAAATGCTTTCACTGTTCTAGATGAAGTGATTAACGCCAATAATAGATATAGAAAAGAATATGATCTAGATCACAGAGAAATTGAACAGAAAGTAAATTATGGTTAGTTATGCAAGTATCGTACCTTTGATTGGAGGAGAAACAATCGCAATGCAAAATGTATTCGGGTCTCGGCCCGAATACATTCTGTCTTATGAAGGATTTGAAAACAATGATCAACACTTGGTGGAATATTATAAGAGAGAAGTTCCCTACCATCTTATTCAAGGTGATTCTTTACCTCAGGTTGAGTCTGTTGATGTCATTAACACTGTTTGCCCTTGTGCTGGGCTTAGCAGTCTTAGTGTCACAAGCTCTTCTGACGCTGCTGCTAATGATTGGATGCGTACCAGTGCTCGTCACGTACTCGGTCATTTACGGCCCAAGGTCTTTTGGGGAGAAAATGCACCACGACTTGCTTCGAAGATGGGAGAACCAGTTGTTAGAGATCTTCGAAAAATCGGAAGAGAAAATGGCTACACTTTTAGCATCTTTAAAACAAAAAGTATCCTTCATGGATTATCTCAAGTAAGAGATCGTACTTTTTATTTTTTCTGGAAAGGCGAAAAGGTACCGCAATTCGAATATATAAAACGTGAGTATGAAACGATCGAGGATACGATTCGCTCCGTGAAGCGGGATCCAAGTGATCCAATGAACATCCTAACGTCTGATCGTGCTCCGTCACAAGATCCATATTATAGGTACGTTCTCGAAGAAATGGAGAACGGCATTAGTCACAGCGCATTTCAAGATAAACTTGAGAAGAGCTATGATGTGAAGCACTACATTGAAGACAATGGAGTCACCTACGATAAAGTATCTAAATGGATGTCAAAGCATGGCTACGAGAAACAAGCTTCTCGTTGTATGGACATGTATCACAAATTAAAGAGTGGTGGTAATATTATGCGTCGTGGTGTCAATATTCCAAAAGGCTACATTGGAGCTTTTGTTGGCGCATATCCTATGACACTGACTCATCCGGATGAAGATAGATATCTAACATTGAGAGAATGCTTATCAATCATGAAACTGCCTGAAGATTTTATTCTTCAAGGTGGACTAAAAAATATCAATCATATCTGTCAAAACGTGCCAGTAACGACAGCACAAGACATGGCAGAACATGTTCTTCGCTATGTTGATGGAAGATTAGATAACCAACTAATTGAAACCGATTATCTCGTACAAGACAACAAGTCTCAAACGCTTTCTTATGAAAAAGAGAGTGTACAACTTGACGCATTTATGGTATAATAATCAAGTTATTTAGGAGAGATCTATGAGTATTATGGATAAATTGAAGAAGAATAGTAAAGTCAAAGAAACTTCTATTCTTTCTGATTCGAAATTCTTTACCGAAAAAGATATGGTAAAGACCGAAGTGCCAATGATGAACGTGGCATTATCGGGTTCCGTGGATGGCGGACTTGCGCCAGGACTAACAGTCTTAGCTGGCCCATCCAAACACTTCAAAACATCATTCGCTTTGATTATGGCATCGGCATATCTCAAAGAAAACGAAGATGCTGTGCTTCTATTCTATGATTCCGAGTTTGGTTCACCACAATCATACTTTGAAAACTTTGGTATCGATACAAGCCGTGTTCTTCATACACCTATCACAAACGTTGAAGAACTCAAGTTTGATATCATTGCACAGTTGGAAGGCATTGAACGCAATGATAAGGTTGTCATTGTAATTGACTCAGTCGGTAACCTCGCATCCAAAAAAGAATTGGAGGATGCTATTAATGAAAAGTCCGTTGCCGATATGTCAAGAGCAAAAGCTCTCAAAGGTTTGTTCCGCATGTGTACTCCGTACTTGAACATGAAGAACATTCCTTTGATTGCTGTCAACCATACATATATGGAGATTGGGTTATTTCCGAAAGCAATTGTGTCAGGTGGTACTGGCATTTACTACAGCGCTGATAACATTTGGATTTTAGGCAGACAACAAGACAAACAAGGCACTGAAATCAAGGGCTACCACTTTGTTATCAACGTGGAGAAATCACGCTATGTTAAAGAGAAGTCTAAGATTCCCATTAGTGTTAGCTGGGAAGGTGGAGTACAAAAGTGGTCTGGCCTGCTTGATGTTGCTCTCCAAGGTCAATATGTCGCTAAGCCGTCTAATGGCTGGTATTGCAGGGTTAGCCGGGAAACTGGGGAACTACTTGAACCAAAAGTACGAGAGAAACAAACCTTAGAAGAAGAGTTTTGGAAACCAGTCTTTGAAGAAACAGACTTTAAAGATTATCTCAAAAATCGATTTTCAATTTTAAACGAAAGAGGTATCGAAGATGTCGCAGAACCTGATTGAACTCAAAGACTATGAACTAATTCCTCATGATGAAGATGAACAAGCATGGGCAGTCAGACTTTTATCTGGTCCATATGTCGAAACTGTCATCAAGTTTGGAGCAATTAGTTTCAATCGAGTTGAAGAAGGCGTAATGACATTTAATTTTACTATTGTAACATCACCGGATCCTGAGCTGACAACAGAAGATGTTGATTTCCAAGATTATGTTGGTGATGTTTTACAAGCGGTGATCAGAGACGGAATAGAAACCGGATCTGTTATGACAAGGGAAAGTAAAGATGACAATTAGTGAAGACGTTGAAAGAATTATTATGTTGATGGAAGAGATCAGTATTGCTGAACAAAAACTGCAGCCACAAGACACTGGTCATATTCATACTGCGATTAATTATCTTAGAAATAGGGTGGAAGAAATTCAAAAAGATATTGCTTATGGTGAAATCCAATAATGCAAGCTAATATTGAACAAACTATTCTGCGTAATCTGCTTACAGATGAAAAGTATATGCGTAAAGTATTACCTTTCATCAAGCCAGATTACTTTCAAGGTGCGTACCGGTCTCTATTCAAAGAGGCTGGTAAGTACGTTGGCAAGTATAATAAGTTGCCAACATCAGAATCTCTTGTCATTGAATTGCAAGAGTCGAGTAATATGTCAGACGAGCAATTCCAAATGTCAATGGATATTGTTCCACGTTTGTTTGATGTTGAAGTCATTGATCAAGAC